GTCGTAGAAGTTTGCTGCATAAAGGGTGTTGGTAACCCTTACATGAGCATCCCCTTCAGCCACAGAAAACAGTCTAGTCCCAACATCTTCACTATCAAAGATACGCACACCACCATACTGTTGTTGCGCACCCATACGGATACCAGTATGCCACCTTAAATCAAGTTTAGTATAATTCCCGCCATAATTATTTAAGTTCGTACCTATAAAGTAGTCATTTATTTGTGCTGCTCCACCAAACGTCAAACGTGTACTACTTACTGAATTATAGCTGTTGTTACTAAACGTACCACCAATAACGACTTGGTTTGCGGTCTGCAGGTTATAGATATTAGAGAGACTTGAAGGATCAACGTAGTATCCAGTGTTGTTATTATCGTAGAAGATAGGTGCTCTAGCATCTGTGCCAAATGTTCCTACACCTGCACCCGTAATGCTCCAACTATTACCTGAGATTGTGTTGCCACGAACATAAATGTTGTCGCCAGAAGTATTACCTAAGTATTGATTTGTAGCATAGTTATAAAAGTTACCAACACTTGTTTGGATATAAAAGTCACCATCTGCAAATGCGGTTCTGCCGTTAGTGTCAGAGAAGAACCTACCGTCATTACCATCACCAGCACGTATAGTAGTTGCTGTTAGTGTACCAACATCGTAAAGATTATTCTGGTTTAAATCTACACCCGTATCAATAGTTGTGATGTTACCACGGATATAGTTGTCACTACCATTGGTGTAGTTAAAATGGGTATTTGATCCATCGCCGTTTATAATTTTTAACTCTTGGTCAACATCTAACCGTGCAGTAGCGCTAATTAGAGAACCTTCTAAAATTGTGTTATAGGTGGATTTACCTAGCCTTAAAGTGCCGCCATCGTTTCTAATAGTGTACGTGTTAGCTCCACCGTCAGCAGTTCTCGTCGTACCATTTACAAAGTGTACTGCCCTGTTCCCACCGTCATTGGATGCATTTAAGAAGTAATTATAAGCAGAGGCTCCACCGTGACCTGTCATAGACAGCTTAACATTAGTGCTATTAGCATTAAATGTGTAAGTAGCTCCGCTTAGTGTGTCGCTTGTGTCACTACGGGCAAAGTTAGCTGCCTGTATTCCATCAACCGTATCAGCATCTAGGCCAGAACCAGAGCCATCGTTTCCCGAGTGCCACATAGTATAGTAAGTAGTACCTACTCTTGCTCTAACGCCTGTTGTAGAACTACTCGCAAGAGTAACATAAGCACGGCTTGTACTGCCGAAATAAGCTTGGTTGCTGTCATATACTTGAACCAGAGGGAAGTTATCACTGCCGTAAAGGTAGCCTGATGTATTAAGAGTAAGAATAGCACCTAGTGTGTCAGCAGCATTACTTGTGATATAGTTACTATGAGTGTGACTATCGTTTGCTACGACTATGTTGTTGTAAGTACCACTTACGTCACCACTGAATGTAGTGCTTGTGTTAAGATAGTAGCTGCCCTGCTGTCCATCTAGTAAGTCTGCGTCAAGTCCTGATGCAGCACCGTCTACTGTCTTGATAGCTGTAAGTATCTCTGATGCAGTCTGGTCACCTGTAGCACCTGTCTCTATGCCAGATAGTTTAGTCTGTTCAGCATCAGTAAATGCGTTAGTGTCAGAGTTACTTTCATAAGCTGTCTTGATCTCTGCAGCAGTTTGATCTGCAGTAGCATTTGCTTCAATACCATCTAGCTTACTACCATCTGTAGCGACATCACGTCCATCTACTGTGCCTGTAACTGTGATGTTGTTAAATGTAGGGCTTGCTGATGTGCTAATGTCTTGGTTAGTAGAGAATGTAGTACCAGTTAGGGTAAGACCTGTGCCAGCACTATAGATAGATGTTTCAGCTACTTCACTAAATACAATATTAGTTGTACCAAATACGATTGTACCTGTAGTAGTGAGAACGTCTAGGTGACCTGCGTTGGTATCACCTTCTTTGATAAAGAATGCATCACCCTTACCAAACGCATTTGGGTCAGACGGTCCTGCAGTATCCGTATCTGTAGAACGTGTAAGTACCCACGCAGTAGAGCCATCACCCACTGTCGTTACAGTATATACACCGTTTTGTGTTTGATCTGTTTGATTGGCTACAAGTACACGGTCATTAAGTGCCATGTTTACATTGTCTAATACTAGTGCAGCATTTGTTCCTGCATTAGTAAGAGTAGCACCTACACCTGATGAACCGTTGTTATATGTAGCATTTAAGTTACTAGGATGTTCAACACGTACAGGTGTATGGTAGTGAATACCTGCTGCAGCAATCGTATCTACATACTGCTTTGTCGCAGCTTGCAATGAAGAGCTAGGATCAGCACTAAGAGTAACTGTACCTGTTGATGTAATATCTGTTGCAGTAACATCTGCAAACGTGACATCCTCACCTGCTACAACAGCTTTGCTTGCAGGGTATGTCATAAATATGTCTTTGTTACCACTGCTGAAGTTAACAGCAGAAGCACCATTTGAGCCAGCATAGACAGTTGTACGTGTCAGGGTGTTACCTGTATTCCACGTAGCTAGTCCTACTTCCCATTCGTCTGTGCCTGAAGCGGTATGCACAATGGCATAAAAGGTTGTATCACCATTTGACATGACACTTTGAAATGCGTCAAATGTCGCAGAGGCTCCTCCTAGAGATACATCACCTGTACCTGTAGTAGTCGTGATCTCCTTGACACGATCCTTAATAATTAATGCCATTGTTTATACCTTGGATTTAGCTAATACGTATTACTGCGCTAGAAGAGTCATTGGTTGGGAATACAATAGTGAAGTCACCAGATGTTGATGTCACTGTACTACCAAAGTCAAAGACTGCAATAGCTTTGTTGCTAACACTACTGTTGTAGATAATAGCACCATCAGCAGAAATAGTTAAGTTGCTAAATACTTCGTCTGCAAAGTCAACGAAAGCCACACCACCAGAAAGGCTAACAGTAGGGCTATCTAGTGCTTGACCACCTGCAGTGTAGTTAGTACCTGTAGCTTCATCTGAATTACCTGTAACGTCAGAATAGTTTGTTGTAGCAGCACCATAGGTTCCTGTAGGTGTATCCTTAATCAAGGCAACCTTCAATGTGTGGTTGTCTAAATCATGCTCACCCTGCAGTAATTCCTGTTTAAAGCTGTTACACATTGCTGTAGTAATTGCCATGAGTATATCCTCTTTTTAAAGCACAAAGGGGCCAGTACTTGACCAGCCCCTTTAGTTTAGTTTAGTTAAACTTGATCACGAGCAACTTCTGCTGCACCTTTACCATCAACGTCCATTACCAAAGCCCAGACACGCAGTTTACCTGCAGTAGCTGTACCTGTTAGGGTGTCGATTGTAAGGTCCAAAGTGTCTTCTGCACCGATATATGCTACTCCTGGTACTGAAGGAGCAACATCGCCAACTGATTTACCAGCCATTGCATATGCTGCAACGAACTCGTCATCATCAGCACCTGTACCAATGTCGAAAGTCAAAGCTGTAGCACCAGTAAGTGCTTCAGTAACTTCAACGCCAGCAGCTAGGATAACTGTTTGTGCAGGAAGAGTAGCAACTGTGTTTGCACCAGATGCTAGATCTGTTGCATTTAGTTCTACTGAGATTGTACGCATTCCGTTAGGTGTCATAATTCAATCCCCCCTTACGCCAAGTTATATTTAGCTGTAGTGATTGCTTCTGGACGAAGAATCTTACGGCCATATAGGTGCATACCACGAACAATGTCTGCAAATGAGTCAGGGTCACGATATGTTTCAGTTTTGTTGATCTGCTCGGCAGTTGCAACAGCTGAGTCATGTCCAGCAACAATAACACCATAGTTAGCGTTTTGGTTAGCTGTACCTGTTGTTGCAGGACCAGTACCTACTGATGGTAGGTTGCTTGAGCTATATACACGGAAACCGTGGAAGTTGTTCAAGACTAGACCATTACGTAGGCCACCTGATTCACCGAAGTCTGCGTTGAATAGACGTGAGTCTTCATCACGAAGTACTTCCATGAATACTGGGTCAACAACGATCCAACGACCTTGAGTGTCAACTTGTTGTTGGTCAAGTAGACGACCCATACGAGCCACCATCATTGCTGGTGAAATCGTAGCAGTTGGTAGTGCTGTTGCACCTGGTAGACGTGCTGCAACTGGGATTGAGTGGTCACCTGCAGAAGCAGTTGTGATGTTACCAAAGTCACCCTTCTTCAACTTCATTGAAGATAGCAATTCGTCTGAACCTGCAGTATCTACTGCTTTGGTACCGTTTACAGTGTCATTTACAGTATCAGCTTGCGTATGCAAAGATGACTGCTTATAACCTGATAGGTAACCAAGAACTTCTTGGTCATGCTGGTCAGCCAAGCGGTATGCCGCACGGTTGGTCGCAAGATCCATGAAGTTTACGTGTGAGTGAGCTTCTTCGATATCATCGACCTTGAAGGCGAAGTAGTTGCTTTTGTCAACAACTAGAGAGAAGTCTTCATCGTCCAAGTCTTGTGCTGTGATCTGTGTGCCACGAGCATAAGACGAGACCGAAATTTCAGGTTCTTTGATGATACGCACTGTATCACCTTGAGCACTGATCTCACCGAAATAATCAGAGTTAGTGATATCACCAACTACTGTGCTTTTTCTAAAGGCAAGCTGAACCTTTTTGGAATAGATGACGCTGGAGAAATTACCGTTTGGTAAATTTCCGTAGCCACCTGCAGTTGTAAAAGCCATGATAAAATCCTCCATGATATTTGGCTTAACAAAGCTAAACACCTACAAAGAGGCTGTTCCTTTTCTAGGGTGCAGATGGATCACAGTTGCGCTACCGTATACCTACTGGGCCTATACTTAAACAGGTGGTTCTTTTTAGTTTTAGACTTTTTTGATGAATTAGGTTGAGACAAAAGGTAGTCATAAAGAGGCTTTTGTCTCTGTGCCTATAGTTATACTGTTGATTAAAGTATTGTCAACAGGTTTTATCTAGCATTGCCAGATACATCGTAAACAAATTTACCCGAACGGATAGCTTTGTTGATTTCCTCAGATCTAGCTTCAAACTCTTTGTCTGACATTTTAGCTACATCTGATTCACGAATAGTGTCACTTGCATCATCTACATCTACAGACGTTTTACTACGTCTTGTAACTGTAGAAGCTGCATCTTTAGCCTTAGCTTTCTTTGCAGTTTTAGTAAGGCCTTTATCTACTTTGTACAAATCAATGACACGTACTACTGATGCAGGATCATCTGCATTTTCATAGAGTGCATCTTGTACCCACTTAGGCTGTTCTTCAGCCCAGTTATGAAACTCATCGGAAGCTCGAAGATCATCAAAGTCTTCGTGAGCCTTGCGAATTTGATTTTCCGCTTTTACTCGTTGTGCTTCTGTTTGTGCCTGATCTAACTCTTTTAGTCTAGCATCAGCTTTGCTAAACATTTCTTGAGCTTTCTTAGCAGCAATAGTTTCTACGATACCTGCTACGTCAGGGTATTCTTTTGCCCACTCTTCAATATCTTCATCAGACTTGGGAGGAACAATAGAATCCTTCTTCATGCGTTTTTCAAAGGCTTCGAACTTCTCGTTCCATTCCTTTTCTTTTTCTTGCATATGGCGTCTTAGATCACCATATCTTTTTTTAAAAGATCTTTCTTCTGGAGATAACGTTGCTTCTTCAACTTCTGTATCGGCCTCTTTCGTTTCGGCACTTTCTTCTGACTCTGGCTGTTCTGTTTGTTCGCTTTCGTTAGTTTCAAGTTCACCACGCTGTTCGGCCTCAAGACGTTTAATCTCCTCTTCTTCTTCTTCAATACGCTTACGTTTGCGTTCGTAGTTATAACCTCTGTCAACAAATCCTACTGTCTTTGGTGCTTCTACTTCTGTTAGTTCAGGCATTATATTCTCCTTATGTTGGGGCCAGCCGTAGCTGGGTAGCCTTATTTCTTACCTGCGAGTCCGCCTTTTTT